TGTCCTGACTGCCCCTTCCGACCCAAAACCAAATAGTGTATAATATGAAGATGCCTGATTAGCTCAGTGGTAGAGCACTCGCCTTGTAAGCGAGCGGTCGTCAGTTCAAGTCTGACATTAGGCTTTGGATGGACTTCGGTTCTTCCATACGGGTCGGGACCATCATATCCGACCCACAACCTCTGGTAGTCTATTGATAAGGACACCCCGACAAGGGAGTTGGAAACTGGGTTTGATTCCCAGACAGAGGAAACGGGGAATTAGCTCATTTGGTAGAGCACTGCTTTTGCACGGCAGGGGTGAGGGGTTCGAGTCCCCTATTCTCCATCAATTCTTGTTTCGTTACCTAATATGAAATTATGGATGTTAACAAATCGTAATTCGAAGGAGACTTACGAAAGAGATAGATTCATAGAGGAATCTAAAAAACAAGATATTGATTTTTCTATAGTTTATGCTGATGAAATCGACTTACTAGTTTCTCGTGATGACCGCAAATCAATTCGTTACCAATCTAATATTGTTAGTCTACCTGATGTGTTACTCGCTCGCACTGGGTCTGCTACTGGCAATTACAACCTATCTGTTCTTAGGCAGTTTGAAAGGTTAAATGTACTAACATTACCAAACTCTGATAGTATTGTCGCCTCTAAAGATAAAATGTATGCCAATCAGATTTTGGCTCAAGCAGGACTTCCTATTCCAAAAACAATGCTTACTCGTTTTCCTAATAATTGCGATTTATTAGAAAAACAAGTAGGATTTCCTTGTGTTGTAAAAGTAGTAACTGGTTCTCACGGTGCTGGAGTTTATTTGTGTGAGAATAAAAAACAATTTAACGACTTATCAGAATTAATTTCTGCACTAGACTTTAGAAATTCTTTGATTGTCCAAGAGTATATTGAATATTCAAGTGGTAGAGACTTGCGTGTCATTGTGATTGGTGGTAAAGTTGTAGGTGCAATGAAGAGGGAGTCTACGGATGGGTCATTCAAGGCAAATATATCCCGTGGTGGGATTGGTCAACCATACGAAATAGATGATGAAATGGAAATGTTGTCGATACAAGTTGCGAAAACTCTCAATCTTGATATTGCTGGTGTCGATCTTCTATTTCATGAAGACGGATATCGAATCTGTGAAGCAAACTCCTCCCCAGGATTTAAAGGATTTGAAACAGCATTAAATATTAATATCCCAGAAAAAATATTTGCATATGCAAGACTGCGCTCTAATCTATGAAATGATTTCAAAAGACACACCATATAAACTAGCAGAAATTATACGTGATACCTGGCCAAATCTTTTTCACCTACGACCTAAGAAAAAATCATGGGAATGTACGACACAATCTACTGTTACCGAGACCTCGGACCAGACTTTTATAAAAAAGAATTACAAACCAAAAGTCTAGATAGTTGCATGACAGATTATTTCTTAGACCCATATGGTCAGTTATTTGAAATTGATTATTCAGGCACTGCAGACTTTGTAGAACTCTCAGAGGGCGATGATGGATATAATTCTGAGAGACCTTATTTAAATTTTGTATGGATTCCAAATGGTATACATGGTAAAATAAAACCAGCAAGAGTTAATTCTTTAGTTGAAACATATCCAACTAGATGGGATGGTCGCCATTCTGAATGGCCAACAGTCTATTTGTATTTTAGGAATGGTATCCTTAAAGAAGTAATTCATCCAGCATCAGAAGAAGAAATATCTAAATCAAATTTAGATATTCCGTCCTACTAAGTATAGGTTGTATAAATAAAACTGTAGCAAATTGTGTTGAAACTACGTGGCAAGTAAAAGAATATCGCAATTAGAAACTATCTCAAATGATCTTGTGACAGGGGAGGCAATCCTCCCTATAGTTATTTCCGATCCGCTTTTACCCAATAGAAAAGCAAAAGTCAATCAGTTGTTTCGTGGGTTATCTGCAGGGTCACTTGCTCAACCAGGTCTAGCTTTTGACTTAGACCGTGATACTGGATTGTATCAATCTGCTGTAAATGAAATTGGACTTACATTTGGCACTGCTGCATTTTATAATTCTCGTAGATTAAATACTGATGCATCATCAACACTTCTAATTAGAGCGATTGATAGTGCTTCAGCAACATCTAATATTGAGATGACTCCTCAAGGTAGTGGAGTCTTTACTGTTAATGGACCACTTGTACAGACAGATGCTCAATTCTTCTTGCAAGGAGACCAAAATCCAGCAAAGAGAGTTACCTTTAACGTTGATACAATTTCAACGCAGTCTGGCACACGTCGCTTCGATTTACCAAGCGTAGGTACTAATACTAGCACCACGTTAGTTGCTAACGACACCTTTCAAACAGTTACTAATAAAACTATTATTATTAAAGATAGTGAATTACAAGTAACTGGGTCTACTAACCCAGCAAAAATTGCCAAATTTGAATGTGATGCCTGGGAATCTCCAGGTCTTCATATCTATAGACTGCCTGATTTCAAAGAGTTAACACAATCTACATTACTTGATGATATTACTGAGCAAAATGTATTTAACAAAAATCTTGTTAATCCAACATTTTCAAATGTCCCATCAAATGATATAAATGTCCCAACACGTTATGTAATTTTTGATTCTTCGTTGTTGACACAGAATAGGACAGTTAAATTTCCAAACCTCAACGTTACTCTTGTTGGTGAGGAATCTACTCAAGTTATCTATAATAAAGTATATAAGGGTGCAGTATTTTGTGATACTGACCCCGATGAGGGAGAAACCAGAAAGATTCAATTGGACCTTTCTAATATTGAAAATAATCAAACATATCAGTTTGCATTTCCAGATAATGACCCAGCGGCACCTCTAAATACAACAGGCACAAGTATTCTTGTTTCTGAGAGAAAAACACAAACTCTCTATAACAAGACAATGGAATTAATGAAAATTAAAAATCCAGCAAACCTTAATGGTATTGTTATTATTGATGCCTCAAACTTAACTGGAAATCGTACTATTCAATTTCCAGACGCCGATGCAACACTTCTCTCAACTAATAATATTAGTAATGTTGCAATTTCATTCGGTGGTGCCATTTCCGCCCCTGTTTTGGGTGGACAAATAAGACTTCAATCATTTTTCCAAGCAGGTTGGTAATTTCAAATGACAGCAGGAAGACTCGCAGCTAAAAAACCAGCAGCAACCACAAATACAGTGTTGTATAGATGTCCTACCACAGTGACTGGTAGCACAGTAGTTAATGTCTGTAACCAAAGTGCATCTGGTGCAACTTATCGCATGGCTCTTCGTAACTACGATCAGGTCTTACATTTAGATGGACCTGAATCTAACAATGGTGGAGTAGCATCTTCCTACAAATTTACGAAGGGTAATCCGTTTAGTAGTTATAAATTAACACTTTCTCCAGGGTTTCAAAACGCTAATGCTATTCCAGGTACTATATTTTCCACAACGAATGGAGCAAAAGGAAAAATTTTAGATGTATTTAAGCCAATTTCTGATGTAACTTTCTATGCTATTGTGCAAAAAGTTACTACTATTGGGGTTGCAGCAAATAGTATAGCTGGCACATTTTCTGGTGGAGAAACAATTACTGGAAATACTTCTGGAATTTCTACAGTGTTTAGAGGTCTTGCTGCTGGTGGCACTGGAATTATATTCCATATTCCTGATGTTACCGCTGCAGCTACTAGCTTAAAGATTTCTCGTAATACTGGTCTTGCTACTGGTCAGTTAATAACCCTGAATGCTCCAGATGCTGGAGGTGAAATTGCAACAATTACTGCAATTAATACTACTACCAACACTCTTACAATTACTCGTGGGTCGTTGGGTACTACTGCAGCAGTTATCCCACCAGGTCGTGCTGTTAATAGTTGGTCAGCCTCTGCTACAACTTCTACAATTTCCGAAGGTGCAGTTTTTGCAGCAGGTGATGTTACTCTTACCGTTGCTAACTCTACAGGATTTGTATCTGGGTCATTTATTCGTATTAACAACGAATTGATGTCAATAACAGCAGTAAATGGTAATGATTTAACAGTAGTTAGGGGTCGCTATGGCACCGCTGCAGTTAACCATGCAGATGCATCTGTAGTAACTCTTCTTACAGATAATGGGACATATCTTGTTAATTTCTTCACAGAAGGCGAAAATATTACTGGTGCATCCTCAAACGCTTCAGCAACATTAAGTTTTGTAGCTACAGTATCTGCTGCGGTTGATTCTAAATACTTACTTACGACCACTGGAGGTGGGACCAATCATACACTACCTAATGCTCAAATTTATGTCTTGGGTAGAACTTATATTTACGATTTATCTGACGCCAGTTGTGCAAATTTTCCTCTTAAATACTCTACAAATAATGCAGAGGGTCCAAATGGCACACCTGCTGGCACTGAGTATACACAAGGTGTCTCTAAAGTTGGCACCGCAGGGTCTTCAGGAGCATATACTTCTATTGCTGTAGATGTGAATACATCACCAAACTTATTCATATATGCTGATGGCACTCCTGCAGGATCAACAACTGGTGTTGGATTCGCCTCTTCTGTCGATACAAATCCATTCTTCTTTGATATTTTTGTTTATGATGTTGCTGGAGAAACACTTGCTGTTGGTGATACTTTTACAATTAACGGAGTAACTCAAACCATTCAACCATCTGGTATTGAAGTTGGACCTTATGGATTTGTGCAAGATTGGGACCCTGCTAAGTGTCATTTAAAAGTTGCTCTTGGTGTTGGGTCTCCAGAATTTGTCGCTGGCAAAGAATTTTATGATACTCCAACCAAGAATTTAGGCACACGTGTAACAACTAAGGTTGTTAATGGTAAAATTCTTTCAATTAGTAATGTGGGTGCAGCAAATGCACTTCGTACCGCTGGCACTTATGCAAATCTTAAGGCAAATTCAACTTCTGGTCCTGGTAATATAACTAAAGCAACATTTACGGTTACAGTTGCTGCAGGTGGTGGTGCAACAGTGACTCTTGTTGATGGTGGTGAAAACTTTGTTGTTAGTAATACAATCACAATTAATGATAGTCAATTAGGTAATGGAGGTGCACCTGCTTTAACATTTACCGTTGCCAGTATTTCAACAGGGATTCATACAACCTCAACAGCATTGTATAGTGATGAAGACTATATTTTCTATGATAATTCAGTAGGAGCAAATGACACTGAAAAAAATTCATCTATTATAGTTGGTCCTGGTGAAAATCTTTTAGTATATTCTTCTGCAGCGAGTATTAGTTATAATGTCAATGGATTCGAATCTCCATCTGAAGACTTTACTGTGATTAATATGACTAAACAAACAACAACTTAATAAATACTCAAGATAGAAGGATTCCTATAAATGGCACTTACTCGTCTTAAGAATATCATCACGTCGAGAACTGGACGTATTATTTACGTTAACCCTGATGACTTTGATGCGTCAGATGCCTTTGACAATAGAGGTAACTCTGCATTGCGTCCTTTTAAGACTCTGCAACGTGCTTTTCTTGAAGTAGCACGTTTCTCGTATCGTGTTGGTTTGAGTAATGACGAATTTGATGCATTCTCAATCTACCTATATCCATCTGAATATATTATTGATAATCGTCCAGGAATGTCCGATTATAATCAAATTCAACCATTTAACGCAAATACTAATTTCGATATTACGTCTCCATCTAACGAACTTTATAAGTTTAATAGCACTCGTGGTGGCGTGATTGTGCCTCGTGGTTGTTCTATTGTTGGGTCTGATTTACGTCGCACAAAATTAATACCAAAGTATGTCCCATATCCTACAGTCCAGGGTAGTTTAGGTATTACTCTGGCAAACGAACCTGGACCGACTGCAATTTTCCGAGTAACTGGTGGTTGTTATTTTTGGCAAGCATCTTTCTTTGATGGAGATACTAATGGAGTATACTATCGTGATGACCTTTCTCAAATTGCTCCAAACTTCTCCCACCACAAACTAACATGCTTTGAATATGCAAATCTGACAGACTTGGAGTTATACTATCAGAAAATCTCCAAGGGATATGCTGTTATTCCTGACACATCTGGTATTCCTGCTCAAGACCAACTACAAGCGAGAATAGAAGAAAATAGAATTGTAGGTCCAATTTCGGATGAATTTGCTGTATCTCAAATTATTCGTAATGGACAAACTGCTACTGCTTTTACAGTTGATGAGCTTGGTAATCCTAAAAACCACGGATTCTCTGTCGGTGTCGCAGTTAATCTTTCTGGCATTACTGGTCCTACTGACCAGGACGCTCTCCTTTATAATGGGTCGTTTTTAGTAACATCTTCACAAGGAAATCAGTTTACTTATCAGATGTCAGCAGAGCCTTCTGGAAATGCTCTTGGCAGTAATATTTTAGTTAAAGTTGAAATTGATACAGTTGACTCCGCATCTCCATATGTTTTCAATATGTCATTGAGATCTGTGTGGGGTATCAATGGTATGCACGCAGATGGAGCAGAAGCTACAGGTTTCAAATCCATGGTTGTTGCCCAGTTTACTGGTATTTCGCTACAGAAAGATGACCGTGCATTTGTGCTTTATAATCAATCTACTCAAGCATATGAAGTGCAGGCAGCAGGTTCTGGAGCACATATTAATGGTCTTTGCAAATATAGAAAGGGTTGGCGTCACGCTCATATTAAAGCATCAAATGATGCATTCATTCAAGTTGTGTCTGTGTTCGCTGTGGGATTTGGTGACCACTTCTTTAGTGACACAGGTGGTGACATGTCTATCACCAACTCAAACTCAAACTTTGGTAATACCTCACTAAGGTCTAAAGGATTTAAATCAGTAGCATTTACTAAAGATAAAGCAGGTCAAATCACTCACGTTATCCCTCCCAAGTCTCTTTCGGACGTTGACGAAATTTCGATTAACTGGGTGACTATTGATATTACTAAAACTCGTAGTGTTGCTGACCCAACTAGACTATACTTGTATGGATATACAACTCAGACAGGTAGACCACCAAGTAAAATACAAGGATATACTGTTGGAGCAAGACGTGATAATCTTACTAGCCCAGACCAAATTTATGTATCATTGTTAGCTGCTGGTGCTAGTGCCCCAACAGTGCATTTTGCCAAAATAAATCCATCTGGACCAGCTGTTACTGGCACAAAAGCTGGAGATGACGATTCTCCACTTAAATGGGATACTGCAAGGAGTCAGTGGTATTTACAAGTTGATAGTGCTGGTAATACAATTTACACTACACTTCAAGCAAACTCTATTTACCAAAACTTAGGATTCACACCTACCACATATATTCGTAGAGTCCCCGATGCTCGTAACTTGGTTGACCGAATTTATCGTTATCGCTATGTCTTGAATAAAGATGCCTTCCCAGTACCTAGAGAACCTATTACTGGTTTTGTAATCCAACCAAGATCTTCTGAAACTAACTCTCCTAAGTATGGTAAGATATATTACATTTATGCAAAAGAAGTATATCAAGAGTTTATTCGAGGTGTGCAAGATGGTATTTACTATCTGACACTTCTTAATGCTTCAGTTACGCCATCGACTTCAAATTTTAATGATTTCTCCTTCTCTCAGAATACTGTTGACCTTTATCCTGCATTCGATAGAGATAATCCAGTAAGCGACCCATTAGCAGCAGTATCAATCGCTGATAACCAAACTATTGGTGAAGTTTTCACCACTGATGGTGCATCACCAACTCCAAATAATGATAATTTAAGGTCAATCACTAAAGAGACATCACAATATTTCTTACTAGAAAGTAATAATAATCTCGGATACAATACAACATCTAACGTATTGAATGGTATCGTAGTTACTTCAAGATTAGGAGAAGCTGAAGATAGAAAGATTCCTCTCAAATTAAATGCTGATACTTCTGTCCAACCAATTTTAGTTGAATTACGTCGTTATTCGATTCTTCGTGCTGGTGGACATACTTTTGAATATCTTGGATTCGGTCCTGGTAACTATTCAACGGCATTCCCATCTACTCAGGTTGAAGTTCTATCTCCAGCAGCAACAAGACTTTCGCAAGCATTGCGAGAAGGGTCTGGAGTTGCATATTATTCTGGTGTCAATAGTGATGGAGAGTTGTTTGTTGGTAACCAAGTTATTAACCCAGTTACGGGTCAAATTACTAATGAAGATATTGCACAACTTAATGTGCTAGGTGAAGAGGGCTCAACTATTGAAACATTCTCAGAATTAGTGTTAACTGATAAATTAACAGTTATTGGTGGTGCATCTAACCAATTAGAATCTGTATTCTCTGGACCTGTAACATTCCAAAAGAAAATCACGTCCCAAAATACAATCCAAACTGTTAACTTTACATTATCAAATGAAGATGGCACAGTGCTTAGAAATATCCTCATGGCAAATGCGGATAACAATGGTAATCCTGAATTTCCACCTGGTCTAGCATTTAACACTGGAGATATTTGTTATAACATTGAGTGGACTCCTGGCACTTTCTTAGGTTGGATTTATGATTCGGGTACTTGGTATAAGTGGGGATTAAGTGACACTGGACCTATTACATCAAATAGATTCTCAGGTGTGACCAATTATGGTATAGGCATAGCACCTGATGCTAATAATAGAATGAAAATTAGTGGTAATGTATCAGTAACTGGTAATATTGATGTGACTGGTAGATATGGTTGTGCAGATAAGTATTCTCTAGCAACTGGTGTTAATAACGGTAATAATGGTGTAATGTATACTGGTAATGGAACTACTACATCATTTGCTATTTCACCAGGGCATACTGCTTATTCAATTTTAGTATTCTTAAATGGTATTTGTCAGCGCCCAGGTATAGACTATACTGTTACGTCTAATGCTGTTGATTTTTCAATCAGCACACTTCCCCAGAATGGAGATGTTGTGCAGATTCGTGAGTTGGTCATTTAAAAAATAAATAGTTAAACGAATAGAGGCGTCAAATGGCTACCAAAATCATAGGAAATCAGATTGATGCTGTAACAAGAGCACTGGTAACTGCTCTAAAGGTTACAGAGCAAGTCAATTTGCCTGCTCTCAATCAGACGCAAATTAATGCTCTAGGCATACCACCATATGGCACTTTGGTGTATAATACCACCGAAGATATGGCACAAATCTACTTAGCAGATGCTGCTGCAGGTGTTCCTGGTTGGGATGATGTTGGCGGGGGTGGTCCTGCTGTAGGTGAGGATTCTATTATTCGTACTAATGGTCCCCAGATTAAAGAAAATATTACTATTGGACCAGTAGCAAATGGTGGCACAGAGTTTACTAATGGATTTACTGCTGGTCCAGTGCAAATTAATAATGGATTTACAGTAACTATCGAAAACGGTGCTACCTGGTTTCTTTTAGGTGGTGAAGATAATGATGTTGGTGAAGGTCGCGTTTTACAATTAAGATATGCTCAAACTCCCCCAACTCGTTATTTGATTTTTTCTGATAACTTAACTGCAATTCCATCATTAGAAGTTACACTTCAACCAACACATACTAATTCCAAGATTCTTTTATTAGCTAGTATTGCTTCTAATCAAAGACATGTTACTACATTTGGATTTTTAAGAAATAATAGTATTCTTACAACAAACCTTAGTGGTAATACTAACGTGAGTAGTGGTAGTGTTGCCACTGTTTATGATGGGCATGATACTGAAGACCATATGTATCATGCCACATTCATGTATATGGATATGCCTAATACTACAACACCTTGCACATATTCAGTTGGTGCAAGTGCTTCCTGGGGTGGTGGCGTCCGAAATTTATATATTAATGATAGACAGTCTAATGATATGAGAAGTATTTCTAGTTTAATTGCAGTTGAAGTTAGAGGTTAATATGTTTTCTGATGATGTGAAAGCAGAGGCAATTCGACGCCTCTCTAATGGAAGATCGTTTATTATGGAAGATGGTGATTTAACAAAAATCAGTTTTCCAAATGACCCGATGTATCAGGCGCCATATGCACCACAGATAGAGGCAATGTGCGAAGTTGTGCAAAAAGAAAATGATTTGGCAGCAAAATATGCACCAAAACCGAAACCAACAATAGAGCAACAACTAGAAAATTTATGGCATGATATTCATCATAATACCTTGAATACAGAAGGATTATTTTATAATTCTCTTTTATCCCACTTGCATAAATAAACTAGGAACAGTAGAATAATAAAATGTCTCAGCTAAAACTCGGTTCTATTAGAGATCTTCAGGGACTTGGTGGTTTTACACTTGCCGCTGGTGGCATTACTGCTAATGGCACTTTAACAGTCACTGATATTGTTATTGATGGCACTATCTCAGGATCTTCTGCTTTTATTCTTCCAAATCCTTCAGGAAATAGTGGTAGATTTTTAACTACCAACGGGTCTACTTTATCTTATGCAACAGTATCTACTGCATCTGGCATTAGATCAATTCAAGCATTTACTGGTAATGGCACTTGGAATAAACCTACTGGTGTAAGAACTATTATGGTTACTGTTGTTGGTGCTGGTGGAGGTGGATCTGGATATTGTGAATCTGCTGGTGCTGGTGGAATGGCACAAAGACAAGTTGACGTAACTAATGTTTCTTCGGTATCAGTCACTGTTGGTACCCCTGGAGGTGGTACCAACTACGCTGGATGTGGTGGTAATGGAAATACTTCTTCATTTGGAAGTTACTGTTCTGCTGGTGGTGGACTTGGTGCTAATTGTTCTCAGCAACACTCTGGTGGATGGGGTGGTAATGGGTCTGGTGGTAGTTTGAATATCTACGGTGGCGGTGGTAATGGACATGGGTCTCACTACAGCTATGGGAATCATACTGCAGGATCATCCTATATGGGTGGTACCCAACCTTCATCTCACTCTAACAGTAATTATTCCCATAATCATCAGTCTCATTGTGCTTGGGGAGCAGGTGGTAATGGGTCCCGAGATGGTAACAGAGGTGCTAGAGGACGTGAAGGGATTGTGTATATCCATGAATACTTTGGTTAATAAATAACTAAAAATTAAGTCTTATGTCACAACTTAAAATTGCTTCAATTAGAGACTTAACAGGCGCTACTGGATTTTCATTCTCTGGTGGCGGGGTTTCTACTATAGGTACTCTTACAGTATCAAACCTTGTAATCAATGGACAAATCCAAGGAAGATCTAATTTTTTAATTCCAGTGCAATCAGGACATGCTGGAAAATTTTTAATGTCTAATGGTACAAATACAGAGTGGGCAACAGTATCTACTGCATCTGGCATTAGATCTATGCAAGTTTGGACTGGTAATGGCACTTGGAATAGACCTACTGGTGTAAGAAGTATTTGTGTGCAAGTTGTTGGTGCTGGTGGAGGTGGATCTGGATATTGTGAATCTGCTGGTGCTGGTGGAATGGCAGAAATGATTGTTGACGTAACTAATGTTTCTTCGGTATCAGTCACTGTTGGTAACCCTGGAGGTGGCACTAACTATGCTGGATGTGGTGGTAATGGAAATACTTCTTCATTTGGAGGTTATTGCTCAGCATCTGGGGGACTCGGTGCTAATTGTTCTCAACAACACTCTGGTGGATGGGGTGGTAATGGGTCTGGTGGTAATATAAACGTTTATGGTGGTGGTGGAAATGGTCATGGGTCTAACCATAGTTATGGCAATCATACTGCTGGTGTATCTTATATGGGTGGCAGTCAACCCTCATCACATAACCAATCTAATTATTCCCATCGTCATGAGTCTCATTGTGCTTGGGGAGCAGGTGGTAATGGGTCCCGAGATGGTAACAGAGGTGCTAGAGGACGTGAAGGAGTTGTAGTCGTATATGAATACTTTGGTTAATAAATATATCTAAGAAGGGGATTGTGTAATGAGCATACTTAGAGTTACATCTATTAAAGACCAGCAGGGTCTCAGTGGATTTAATCTTGCTTCAGGAGCAATTACATCTCATGGCACATTAAAAATCACTAATATCAATATTAATGGTACAATTACAGGGTCTTCTAAATATATTATTCCATCATTAAGTGGAAATAGTGGTAGATATTTAACTACGGATGGAGCAAACTTATCTTGGGTTCCAGTATCTAGTGCTAGTGGATTTAGATCTATGCAAGTTTACACTAGCAATGGTACTTGGACTAAACCTAGTGGTGTAAGAAGTATTAGAGTGCAAGTTGTTGGTGCTGGTGGAGGTGGATCTGGATATTGTGAATCGGGTGGCGCTGGTGGAATGGCAGAAATGGTTATCGATGTAACTAATGTTTCTTCAGTGGGAGTTAGTGTTGGTAACCCTGGAGGTGGCACTAACTACTCTGGATGTGGCGGTAATGGAAATGGTTCCTCATTTGGAGGTTATTGTTCTGCTGGCGGTGGTGTTGGTGCTAATTGTTCTCAACAACACGCTGGTGGATTGGGTGGTAATGGGTCTGGTGGTAGTTTGAATGTCTTCGGCGGCGGTGGAAATGGTCACGGGTCTCACTACAGCTATGGGAATCATTCTGCAGGAAGATCCTATATGGGTGGCAGTCAACCTTCATCTCACTCTAATAGTAACTATTCTCATAATCATGAGGCACATGCAGCTTGGGGTGCTGGTGGTAATGGGTCCCGAGATAGTAACAGAGGTGCTAGAGGACGTGAAGGAGTTGTAGTCGTATATGAGTATTTTGGTTGATATAAATAACAACGAAGGAGTTTAAATCTATCATGGCAAAAATCGCTATTATATCCCGTGCTACTGGAGCAATCACAGATATTTGTGATGAGGAAGATAAATTTGAAATTTACGAAGGTCCAGATGCCGATATGAAATGGTGCGATGTGCCAGATGATTGCACACATGAGCATGTAATGATAAATGGGCAAGTTGTCCATCACTCAGAGTGTGAAGATCTTCGTGCAGCGGCAACTGTTTCTAGAATGGTTGGATATGGAGATGTGGGTGCACAACTAGATATGCAATATAAAGATTCTTTAGATGGTGGCACACGCTGGGTAGACCATATTAAAAAAGTAAAATCTGAAAATCCAGCACCATCATCTATTCCCCCATTTGTGCCAAATCCAAAGTTAATACAACTTCCAGGTAGAGCATCATGGGACCCATGGGTTGACAACTGGAAACCGCCACGCTAAAATAACTGAGTCTCAAGCATAATACATAGAGGTGGAGACACCTCTTTTTTTATATGAAAATTGAATCTATTTGTATTGTTGGTGGTGGAAGTAGTGGATGGATGTCTGCTGCTCTATTGTCAAAATCATTTCCAGACATTGAAATAGCATTAATTGAATCTAATGTCACAAAACCTATTGGAGTTGGAGAATCTACCCTAGGTCAATTCAATAGATTTCTTCATCGCTTGGAATTACGTGATGAAGAATGGATGTCAAAATGTAATGCAACATTTAAAACTTCCATTGCTTTTAAAAATTTTAGAGAAAATACTGGTGAGAGATTTCAGTATCCTTTTGGAAAATGGGATCTTAATGATGATTATAAACGAAATTTATTTGACTTCTTTGCGCTACAAAGCAGATATGGAATGGAGCAATATCCTCCAGAAGAGTTTGCTCGCTTCTATAATATGAATACTTATCTCGCAGATGAGTGTAAAATTGCAGAGACTATTCCTAATTCAAATTATGACTCGGAATGGGATACTGCCTATCATTTAGATGCTGATTTGTTTGGAAAATTTCTGAGAGATAGTATTGCTCTTCCCAATGGAGTCGTACATATCAAAGGAGATATTGAAAATGTTGTCAAAACACCAGATGGCACCATTAATTCTATTATCACAACAGATAATGATACAATCAGTGCTGATTTGTTTATTGATTGCACAGGATTTAAATCGTTGTTGTTAGAGCAACACATGGGAGTTGAGTTTAAATCATTTAATCATCAGTTATACAATGATAGAGCGTTAGCAACTCAGATTCCATATACTGATAGGATTAATCAGATGGAAACTTATACTGATTGTGTTGCAATGGATGCTGGTTGGATATGGAATATACCACTCTGGCATCGTGTAGGCACTGGTTATGTTTATAGCAGTAAATATATTTCAGATGCTGATGCTGAAAGAGAGTTTAGAGAATATCTATCAAATAGATACTCTGCAGAAGTTGCTGAGTCTGCACATCTTCGCCCAATTCGTATTAAACATGGAAAACATGAAAAAGCATGGGTAAAGAATGTTGTTGGTATTGGATTATCTTACGGATTTTTAGAACCATTAGAGTCTACAGGATTGATGACTACACATGAAAATCTCATGTTTCTAAGTGATATACTACAACGTAGAAATGGATTTGTGTCTAAAATTGACAGAGATAGTTTTAATTTTATCGTTGACAATGCGTTAGAGACAATGAAAAACTTTGTTGCTATGCATTACACATTGAGTCAACGAGAAGATACTCAATATTGGAAAGATATAATCACTCATGTTGATTTAAAATCTCAGGTTGGGGTGAAGCAATCAACATATATTGCTGCATCTGGACATTATAATATCTTGTTAAATCCAGAAAATATATACAATGATTCCAATTACAATGGACTTCCATATATCATGGCAGGTCTTGGATATAGACCTATTGTAGACTTTACAATAAAGGAAAGAAATGTTAATCTAGAAGAGTTAGAAATTTCTCACTCTAAATATCAACAAGACAGAGAAGTTATGTTAAATTGGGTACAACAACTTCCTTCACACTATGAATATCTAAGGGATAACATTTATGGGACTGATGAATATCTTTAAAAAGAAACTATGGGTTAGGTTTTATTCAGTTGACCCTGGTGTTGCTGAATTACAACCTTGGTTTCCAGCAAGAAAACTTCATAGAAAGTGGAGGACTGATGCATTAAAATTAACTGCAGATAAATCTAAACGTTGCCCATATCTTAAAGTAAAACATATGTGGGAGAAAGCAAATGCAGAACTAAGGAGAGAAAATTATAACCCTCCATCCCCTGGTCATGCTGTAACTTGCCCTGCAATAACTTCAATCATGGACTCTGGTTATGTACTTCCATGTCCAGCAGATATTCTAATTAAGATAGGTGATAACGCAATAGATTTTGAGTGGTTATCTCAAGGACTATTTAATGTCACAGTAGGAAATCCTCGATTTGTAACAGGACATATTCCACAACAAACTGAAGGTATGCGTCATTTAGTTGACCAAACAAAAGATGTTTTAGATACGACAATTAAACTTGAATTACCATGGAGAGTGCAAGCACATCCCGATGTTGTGTTTATTCAAATGCCTATTCCATATTGGGATGAAGATAGATTTACTCCACCCACAGGAGTTGTTGACCCATCATATTCGTATGAAATTAATTTACAATTGTTCTGGCATAAGTTAGACCCAGGTGAATATTTAATTAAAGCAGGCACTCCATTATGTCAGTGGGTGCCAGTGCATAGAGATTTTTTAAAAATGAAAGGATGGAATATTGTGGTTGAATCAGCAAATGATGAGGACTTTGCTAACAATCAAATTATGGAATATCAGAGGCGTATGCACTTTTTAGAATCCAGTAATTTAAAAGAGAGAATCAAAAATCATAAAGCAATTCTTGCCCTAAATAAAAACATTAAGAGGTTTATGTAATTATGTCTGAGCAAACTGTAACTGAAGTAAATCTTGCAGAACTAGCAGGAATACCAACAAGTGAAGAAAGTCTAGAAATTGATAAGAGTAAGGAAATTCAAGGACTTATTACTTTTGACCAATTAGTTAATAATTTTCTACAACAGCACTCTGATGCTGTAGAAGATTACAAAAAGTTGAGAGAAGCACTTGACAATATGCATTATACTTCTACAATCACTAAGATTTCTTTAGAAGAATTGCAATTTAAAAAAGATCATATTAATAAACTTGTTGGTGCAATCGAAGCAATGTCCTTATATAAGAAACATGTTGACCCAAGTGTAACTGATAAAGATTTCATATTTGAAGATGATTGAAACTAATTTGATATTTCCAACACCATTGTGGATTCAGGATGATGTTGGACTTGATAGAGATAAACTCTTAAAATTTGTTGACGTAGTGCGAAATGAAGACCCAGATGGGAGAGTAGTTAGTAACAACGGTGGATGGCAATCTCATGACTTTGTTGATGAAGTTATGAAAAATAATCCATTGCATGAGTTGAGAAGTAAAATTCTTGAAATGGCATATTATTGTGCAGACAAGTTTGGATTTCAAAATTATACATTACGCATTGTTAATCTTTGGATGAATGTAAATAATCACGGTCATAGTAATCTTATTCATAACCATCCAGGTAGCGTTATGTCTGGTGTTTATTATTTAAGTGTGCCTGATTGTTGCTCTGGGGCACTTAATCTCTATAGAGATCTTAATATTCAAATGATGAAAGAGTTTTGGGGAGCAGGTAATAATTTTAACAAAAACTCTAACTTAAATGAAGATGTAGTTACATTTTCTCCAGTAAATGATTATATGGTGATGTTTCCCTCTTGGTTATTACATTCTGTTTCTAAGAGTAACAGCGATGGGGAAAGAATATCTATTTCTTTTAATATACAAGCATTTTCAAATTATTATCATGAAATATATCCAGGTAAACAATCTTCTAGGAAAATCTTATCATTCTAGATTGTTTGATATGGTTAGTGGAATGAAAGGATTTCCGTGGTATTTTCTATCTGAAGATGTTGCATATACACCACACAGTTATGCTTTTGGTGATACAAAATTATTAGACATGAAACCTGAAGAAAAATCAATTGGTTTTACTCATCTCTTAATTGATAATCATGGTGTTGAAAGCCCATGGTTGCCCCATTTTGCCCCATTTCTTGATACTATAAAGGATGTAATGCCCGCCCCAATAGAATTTACTAGAGTTAGACTTGCATTACAATTAAATAATGGAAATGGTGGACATCATAATGGTGTGCACACCGATAGTGAAAAAGATCATTACGCTGCTCTATATTATTTTCATGATTCCAGTGGTGATACTGTATTTTTCAATGAGTATGATGACCCAAACTATGGTAATATAGACGAGAGATGGCATAAAGCACGTACGCAAGAATATACTGAGTGTAAAAGAGTAACTCCAAAAGAGAATACTTTATTTGCCTTTGATGGACATCAATTTCATTCATCAAGTAATCCATCTACAAATCCATATCGGATAATTTGTAATCTTAACTTTGTATCTGATTATGATATCTTCTCTTCTGACACAACTACATGCAACTAAAAAGTGGGCAATAAACGACGACCCACAGTATTGGCAAGGAATTGTTGAAGATCCTCATGTTTTTGCTACGTGGGATGAAGTTGAATTGTGCATTAATAATCCACAATTTTTTGATATGCAGTTGATTGATAAAGTGACTAACAAATATATCAATATTGTGCGGTATGACAGAGCATGGTCTAAACCTTCCTCAGATGCTAAAGATATTCGTGATGCTTTTATTGATGGACATACTTTAATTATCAATAACTTTGATTTAATTACTAGACAAAAGCAACAGATATTACAGCAGTTTGAAACTTATTTTCCAAATACAAAATCTGCTCTTCATGTATATTGTGGACTATCACCTAGTAAATCATTCAAAATACATGAAGATTTTGCAAATAATTTTATTATTCAAGTTGAAGGTATTACTCATTGGAAAGTTTATAAAAATAGGGCGTCTTATTTGGTAGATAGATATGCCTATGATATAGATGAAAAAGATTTAGAATGTGCTATTGATGTCGATCTAAAACCAGGAGACATGTTGTATATTCCAAATAGATGTTTCCACTATGCTCAACCTCAGGAAAAAAGACTTTCTATAAGTGTGCCAATGCAGCACATGGCAGACCACTTAAAATCCATTGATAGGAATTATTATGAGATACCTAGACCCGATTAATTTATATCCATACATTTATAAATCCCACTTTGATTTTAAGTTTGATACTATCAAAAGCAAAGTTGATGAGTTTATTGCTCAAGCAGATAGTTTCGCTAAAGAGAAAAAATTAGTTACTCTTGAGAAAGATGGTGGTATTACAACTGTGACAGTTTGTAGAACTACCCCACCACACACTTGGGATGAATTTGATGATTTCAAACCATGGTTATTTGACCAGATTAATGATATTTGGAATTATTGGAATCTTGCCCCAATGAATAAACATTTATCTGAATCTTGGATTAATATGCATCCTACTGGTGCATATACTGCTGAGCATCATCATCAAAATGTCCAAGTTGCTGTTGCTGCATATTTGAATGTGCCAGAGGATAGTGGTAGATTATTGATTAAAAATCCATTACAAATATACAAATTAGGAGAACCATTAATTTATCATTATTATGAAAGACACCAAGATTGGTTACCAATAGAAGTTAAAACCAATGATGTATTATTTTTTCCTGGATGGTTGACTCATAAAACAGAAAAGAATCTTTCTACTGATGATAGATATGTTATGTCATTGAATATTATGGGGAATTATATATGATTCAGATTACCGATACAAAATTAGATACAACTGAGTTTGTTGAGCAGTTTACTAATCTCCCCTATAGATGTAATCGCGTTGATGTGCCACCAACAAATGAAAATCCAGAGTTAGAATTGGCAGGGACATATTGGACACATCAATTATATAATTTTTGTCCAGTAGAAAATCCAACATATTTTCAAAGTGTTGGGTTAGATGGTTCTAATAATCCATTGTGGGAAGATATTTTAACATATCTTGAGGCAGTTGTGCCTGGTGTTCCTCCTCGTGATGAATGTTACTCTGCATATATTAATGTATTAAGATTTGGCAATTCTCCAAGTATTCATTGTGATGCCCCATATTTTGTGTCTAAAAATAAAACATTAATAGTTTATTTGAATCCTGTTTGGCATCCTGAGTGGGGTGGTGAAACTGTATTTTTTGATGATACATTAGATGCTAGATTTATTGTGCAACCCAGACCTGGTAGATGTATATTATTTGACGGTAGAATCCCACACACAGCGAAAGCACCAGGACTAAAATTTCTTTACAATAGATTTATTCTTGCGTTTAAGTATATGGATAAAGAGGAACGGGAAAAGTTATTTCATGAGCACGAGATGCAAAATAAACCACCAGTGTTTGACCAAGGTATCGCTGGATTCGATCCTAAAACTGTAAAGGAAATATGGAGTAATATTGATTACTATCGCCGTCGATAATGTATTTTTGTTAAATAGTAATAAGATGGCGAGGTGTGTTATGTTCCCAAAATCTGCTATCCTCACTGCTGAGGAAAAGTTTATAGTCAGACAATCTCTTTTCTTATATCAGAAGAATTGTTACGAAAAAATGGGTGATATAGCATCGTCTAAACGTGACCTTATAAAAAGTATTGTGGAAAAACTATCACTCTCTTGACATATGACTATTCCTCTGCTAATCTCAGAAAGCGTACCTAAAGAAATAGGAAACATTTTGAAATCTCTAGAAGTTGGACAATTCGCAAGATATAAAGGATTCACAGGTAAAATTGCATTTGTCGATGATGAATATATTACACTGTGTTTCTCTGAAACAGAACAAGATGAAGGGTCACGAAGATCACATATGGAATCGTGTTTGATAATTTATCATAATGAATGGGATGATCTCGAGATTGAAGATGCTCATTTTTATGATATCAAGAGTTATCGTGGAAAAGTGAATGACCATCCTGGTAATGAGTTGCTACCACCTGTGCCAGTCAGATAAGTGTCACTTGGTCTTGACCGCACGGTAAATCTGTTGTATATTACGGAGGTCGTCAGGGATGGCGACCAACAAAATTAACAACGGAGAAACACTATGACTAATCAAACTGCTGCAATCAACGCAATCGAGCAACTTACCCCTTGGGTGATTCGTGAAGTCAACCGTTATGTGCTGGAGATCTATCGCACATATGCTGGTAAGACGCTGCAGCATCAGAAAGATTCTATGAATACTGCAGATTTCACAAAACTCTTCCAATACATCGTGAATGATGTCATTGAAGAAGGTATTCGTGTCCTGGGTATCAACGGCAAACGCGAAGAAAATGTGGGTTATGACTATATCATCGAGGGTTGTGAAGTAGAGTTTAAACTTGGTGGTGGCGATAACAAATCGTCTTTCGCCACAGGTAACAAAACCTCTCACTTCGGTGGTGCTAAGACCAACCTCGTATGGTCTATCAAATACACCTTCAATAACAATCAGGTTGATAGTTTCGGAATGGTTGTGATTGATACTAACCTGACCGAATCTAACGTGTGGAAATCCTCAGGCGGTCGCAAAGACTCTTTTTCCACTCTCGAACTGCTTGTGGGTGAAGAAGATTGCATCCTCTCACAGTTTGGTGTTGTGAAACCAGCAACCAAGAAACTGCAATTCCTCACTCTGCCTACAGAAGTGCTGCTCTGATTCTCTACCTCTTGACAAATATCATGGGCATAGATACAATGTATCTGTGCCTTTTTAATGTCTTCATGGAGATTAATAAAACTTACAACATCAACTGCATTGACGGCATGAATCAAATGGATGCTGAGAGTATAGATCTCTGCATCACATCGCCACCATACGATGACCTTCGCACATATAATGACAGCAGCAAATGGGATTTCAATGTCTTCAAAGATGTTGCACACGCTCTCACTCGTGTGCTGAAACCTGGCGGTGTTATTATGTGGAATGTGGGGGATGCCACCATCAATGGTGGTGAATCTGGTAGCAGTTTTCGTCAGGCATTGTATTTCATGGAGGAGTGTGGATTGCGTCTGCACGATACTATGATTTACGAGAAGTCTGGTATTGCATTTGCTGCTGGTCCCCATAGTGTGCGTTATTCGCAAGCATTTGAGTATTGTTTTATCCTCAGCAAGGGTAAACCTAAAACAGTGAATATCATCATGGACAAGAAGAACAAGTGGGTAGGTATATCTTCATGGGGCAATGCTAAGGCAAGGAAGAAGACAGGCGAGTTGGAAGATGCTGGTAAAAAGAGTAAAGAAACAAGAGAATGGGGCGCCAGGACTAATATCTGGCGTATCGTTAATTCAGGTGGTTTCGGTCAATCCAGCAAGACATCTTACAAACATCCTGCTACCATGCCTGAAGAGTTAGCACGGGGTCATATCATTACCTGGAGTAATCCTGGTGATATTGTATTAGACCCATTCATGGGTAGTGGCACCACTGCACAGGTTGCATTGGAAGAAAACCGTAATTTCATTGGATTTGAAATTGACCCTGAATACTATGATATGTGTGTAAATAGAATTACACCATTCCAAGATAATTTACTTACTCGATTATCATGTTGAGAGCAAAAGCATTAGTTTATCCAAAAACTCATAAAGCAGTTGTTAATTATGCAAATTATTTGAATAGCAATCCACTGGTGCATATAGAGCATAAAGAAGCACAACGATGGTTTTTTTCTGCTATAGATAATTCAGACTATTGGTTTTGGGTTGATGTGCCAGAAGATGAAAATTGGTCGTTTAGGGAGTTAACAGATGGAGACAGTTGAATCACCACAATATGATAAAGATAGTTTGAAAGTAACAGAGAATGAGGATGGATCATTTGCTATTGAATGGGACCCTGAAGATCCTGTTTGGTATATACTTAATGATATGAATGAAGAGCAAATAAGTGAGTTTTTTTCTAACGCCGTTGCTCAATATATTAAAGACCTTGACCTAGATATAGGTGACCTAGAAATTACCCCTGAGGAAACAGACAATGTATCAATTCACGATGACTGAAGTGCCAGGCGAAACTGACGCACCATGCAGTGATATAAATTATCACAGACAACAGTTACAAAAATGTGTGGCGGATATGGAAGATATACTCACATCATATGTGGAAGAAGATGTTCTTACACCTGGTGAGTTTGCAAAATGTTTTCGTGATGCTCTTCAACGTATGAGTGCATATCACAAATCACGCACACAACTTCTTGATGATTGCGAAACTTTACTATTCACTAGAAACGATGGATGAAGCAAATAAAGCAGTTAAAGCATACGAAAAAGTGCAAGAATTATTCGGCAAATATAGTGAAGAAGTAATGAGTGCTGATGAATTAAATCAGTCCATCATGGATAGAATCAACGCATCTCAAGAATTGCTACAGATATTGACCGATGCCGATAAGGCGCGAGGTGGTGACAATTATTAAAGTGGCACACTGGGTCTTGCAACTGCCCCAAATGTCCAATATATTACCTAGGCAATCAAACAACGCTCATGACTCCCGACACTTATTCTTTCTCTGGTGATGCTGTTACCTTCCTTGGTTTGGTTGGTGTTGCTTCGACGCTGCTTATTGTTGTTACTGCTTTCCGTCGTTACTACAACTCTCCTCTTCGCAAATGATTTATCTTGTCCAACTTTATGTTGGTGGAAAACTATTTACTGAAGAGGTGCAAGCAGTAAATGCACAAGATGCACGTCAAACTGCTTTAGCGCGTAATCCAAAGGCAAAAGTAGTAGGTGTTAACGTACGCTTCTAATTTAACCCCCACAAATACACTATGACTATCGAAGGACGCCCCACATTGCAAGTCGATTGGGATGCTGAATACAACAAGCAATGTAAAAGTCGCCTTGTTGATTCAGTACATGAATATCTCGAAAATGACTGCCCTGCAGATGAGTTCGTAGGCACTCTGATTGAAACCCTCAACGAGTCTATTGAATATCATCAAAAACATATTGCTCGTTGTCAGCAATATCTAGATTCCATCTCCACCGTTAAGTAAAAGGACCGCAATTCTCATGACTATGCTTTACGACGAAATCCTGAAATCTGAAGAGAATGATTTGGTTAATAAAGTGCCAGAATTGATTGAGGAGCAACTTGAATGTCTCAAGATTGATTATATCACTCAGCGACTATTTGATATGAAACGCGGCGGAGTGTATGATTATGCATTTGATTGTTTTTGGGACTCTCTTAAAGGTCTTCATCAAACAGATGTAATGAATCAAATTGTAGAGTTTTACGATGAAGATTGGTTAAAAGATAGGATTAAAGGTATTCCTGATGCAGATGAGTTTCAAAAACATCATGAGTTTCTCCATGGATCGTAAATACGTTATTACTTTTGCCCTTTCCTTTCTTGCCATAATTGGATGGAATCTATTTTTGATTCAACGAGATGACAAACTGTATAAGGCATACTATAAAGAAACTGCCAAAGAACAGTATTGTGCATCTCTGAAAGTCTGGCACCCAGACTGCCAGGTAGAGTGACAGTTGGACAACTGTCCATTCACGCCCCCATGACGGTCAATGGTGTGCCTATAATACAGGTATGCAAAACAACCACTACGTCCAACAGATCCTTTCCCAAGGCAAGGAACCCAGCAAGGCACCCGCTGCCACTGCCACCTATCCCCGTGAAATCCACGGGCGAGTCTTTCAGACTGAGGCGGAGTACCGTGAGGCACTCCATGACTTCCTGAATGGCATGTGACAGTTGGACAACTGTCCATTCACGCCCCCATCGCGGTCGATGGTGTGCCTATAATACAGGTATGCAAAACAACGACCCCATCTCTCTCGCTCTCACTGCTGACTTCGAAATGCTGAAACTCCACATGGAATCTGACCTGCAAGCATACATGTGCGACACTCATCTTCCTGTTGAAGATTGTGTCGATTGGGTGTGCGATCGTTTCAATCTCGATTGCACTGATGACCTTGTTGATTGGGTCTTTGATGTCTACGATGCTTTCTGGGGTAACTGATGAAAATGTATCGCGTTCAAGTTGAGTGCTACGATGGATGTACCACTGTTTGGTATGAAAGATCCAAGGCAAAGTCTGCCGTCGATTTGATTCTCCGTCGTGTCTACAGTCAACTCTGTGGACTCAACATCAAAGAAATCTCCGTTACTCCTTCAGTCTGAAATGAATTACGACATTGATGAGCGTCAAACTAGCATCGACAACATGGGTGATTCCCTGTTTGAAATGTTGCAATCTGCTGCTAATTGTGGTAATGTAGGTAATGCAAAAGCAATCCACGATGAATGGATTGTTGATGGTAATGACCCCGAAGATAATCACTATGAGTTTATCTTTTTGGATAAATTAGAATGACACATCACGATTTACTGATTGACACTTTGATGACATATCTTTATGATTCTTATATCAAAGGTCGTAATGATGAAACCTGGGACTTCTATCTCGATGGTGAAGTAAAAGCACAGGAAATCCTAGAAGTAGTTGAAGAGTTTCAACAAATGAGATGTAAATTAGGTAATAGAAAAACTTATACACAATGGAGGGCATCTGACTGATGGCATTAGCACAACAAGTAACAGATTCATTAGATGAAGCAACATCATCATTGCGTAATGCATTAGCATTTGCAGCACGACAAGAGCGACCAATCGTTTGCACATCTATTTCAGAGATGTTATGTCGTATTGAACAACTTAAGTCATTTGATGGATTGCTAGATAAAATGGATAAAATGCAAGATGACATTAGTAGGCAATTAGGAGATGATTAGTATTCTCTTTGGGGTAGTTGGTTTTGCCCTCGGATATAAAGTCGGTTTTTTCTACGGTTTTAAGTGCGGGCGCGATGATGAAGCGGTGCTCGCGAGAATTATCGAAAAAGAACGAAATCTCTCTAGTCATAGCAATGTATCTCACGTACGCGACCCCTGGGATGATTCTGCCAATGGTGTTGCCTGAGTCAATTTGCCATAAGCAACGCTAATCGGTCAACCTCTTGACTCCCCACCCGATCCCCCCTATATTACCTAGGTAATCGAAAGACACCAAGTGCAACTGTCCACCACTTCTCAAATCGACGGCAATCCCTCCATGACTGTTGATTATTTCCCTGTGAAAGATAACACTCGTTTCATGCTGAAAGTGCTCAAGTTTCAAGGTTTCGGAATGAGCACCAAATGTATCACCAAGAGTGAGTTTCAACGTGAAATCAATGAGCGTATTGGTTTCGGTTGGGAAGTGACTGGTTTCAACACTACTCCTCAACTCGTCAATCCTATGAATGGCGCCTGTTGATGAATGTAGTTGACCTTTCTATCCTTGCCACCTTCATTCTTTTAGTTGGTGGCATTGTATTCTTCTTCAAAGCAATTTACCGCTAAGTACACAACGTTATGGCAACCCGCTCTCGCATCGGTCTTCAACTCGCAGACGATTCTGTGCTCTCTATCTATTGTCACTGGGATGGTTATCCTGAGTACAATGGTGTCAAACTTCAGCAACATTTCAACACTCGTGAGAAGGTTGCTGAGTTGATTGATGGTGGTGATATCAGTGCTCTCTATACCAATGTCGGTTGGGATAATGAGACACTACCTGAAACTGGTCCTCTCTATTATTCTTCTCGTGGTGAAGAGAATCGTGGTCCTCGTCATGACTGGCGCATCAGCGATTATCTCACGCAAGATGCAGAAGAATATGCCTATCTCTTTACCACTGATGGTGAATGGTTGTGCTACGATACTTGTAAGTGGCATGACGTAACTTATCTTGAAAGTGTAAAGATTCCCCAGGAGCAGGTGACAGCAGCATAACTGTCCACTGGGAGCAGCAATGCTCCCATTTTGCTCTATATTACATAGGTAATCAAACAACAGACCCATGCTCTGGCAAGACCGCAACGGCACCTGGCACTCTACTCAATCTCCCATCGATGCTAAAATCGAGCAAGCAATGATTGCAGACAATGCTGAAAAAGTGTGGACCGAACGTGAATTGTCTGGTGATGCACTGTTTGACGAACTCTTTGGCGGTTGATTCCACTTTCCTTCAACAATTCTCATGACTGCTACTACCTTCGACCAATTTGTTGCTGAGCAAGATGCTCGCAATACTGTGCAACTCAATGTCATCAAATGGACTTGGTTGTTGTGTGATGCTCTGCGCCAGAATTATATTGATTACAGTCTTCGTAATCATTACAAGTCTCTTCAACGTGGGGAAGATACTAACTTTCACGAAGCATGTATTGTTGACTTGAAGAATGGTCATTGTGAATATGACTTTACTTTTGAGAGTGGTAAAAAATATCA